GGGGGAGACGCTGCCCTTTCGGGCATTCCTTGTGATGTCAACCTTGCGGATGACATCCCCAGTAGACTAGGACGCAACAGGTCGTCAACCTGATTCTACGAGAGAAACTCTCGTAGCCGTAGCGCGAGCCCTAAACTAATGTTTAGTCGTATTTGCTGTTTTCTTGTTTTTGTGGTTTAGTAGTTGAAAGAAAGAAAGAAGAAGAAAAGAACCCACACCCTAATGTTCGTCGGCAACCTCCTCGAGGTCCGGGAACATCGCGTGGCGCCCAAGCACAGCTTCACGGGCAATGTTGGCCACTGAGCTTGTGACAGTTCCATCGGGGTGGAACGTCTTGCCAACTACCGTGAATGCGTTACCATCGCAGACGTTGGTATGCTTGAGTGGGAGCCGGTTTTCAGCATACACACGCTCAACATCCTCAAGGTTCGCAACAATGAGTGCATCGTCACCCTGTACAACGTAACTCTTGAACTCATGACCGAGAATCATATCGTGGATCAAGGAGTTCCCAGAAAGGGTCATGAATATGCCCGAAGGCCACCACAAACCCTCCAGTTGAAACATTTGTCCAGCGACACAATAACTCTGGCCACATAGAGTATCTCGAATAGCGACAGATTGTGCGTCAGTGTATCCATATGCGGTACCTAAGAGGCGGAAGAACGTGTCAATGTGCTCATATGTCAGATTCTGATCCCAGCTCTTGATGTCCACCTCGACACCTTTCTTCCCGAATATCCTAACGATGTTAGCGTCAAACTCCTTACTAGTGATATCGACACCAAGTAGGAAAGGTCCTACAGGAAACTTCTGCTTGGATACGACATCATCCAATGTTTGGTGACTGGCATTGACAAACATTGCCAAAGTGGCAACGTGCACTGGCAGTTCCAAAGACTGGACAGTACGGACTTGAACGGTACCCTTCTCGACGGGGCGAGAAAGTTTCGAGAAAGAAATCCACTCTTTCTTACCAGAAACATTGACCGGGGACTCGAATCTCTTACCTGACAAGAGCTGATTGACTATCTTAATTGCGGCTTCCTTAACGCGTGCACGAATCTCGGGGTCTCGCAACGCAGCCGATTTCGTCTTACACTCCTTATAGCCACAACCCAAATCATCACGCCTGCCACAAGATCCGTTAGTCTCAGACCTCTGCAATGCAACTTCAACTGCTCTCTCTACGCCATCTGGCGAAAGTGCCAAAGCTCTCCCATAATGGAGTCGCCTCAACCTAAACTTTGACACATCAATCGGTTTGTCGGATGGCTTCTTTCCTTTCAATGCTACCAGAGCGGAGGCAGCAGTTAATGCGGCGTCAGGTACGACTAGCACATCGTTGGTGTCCGCACAGTAGGCCGTAACACGCGCACGAGCTTTACCAAAATTGGAAGCTACAACCTTCTTCGCCAACAGAAATGCCGTGACGGTCGCATTGATCAACTTCCCGAATCCATCAGCGAGTGAAGAGGAGTTCCGTTTTTCCAGCCTCTTACGTTGAATCATCTCATCAGTGAGCATCATCTCCATCGAAGAGAGCCACTCACGAGAAGCGTCACGCGAAAAAGACATGGCAAGGTTATAATCCCCAACGCCATAGACCCCAAAAAGATGAACACCAACTACTGCAGTAAGTGACTCGTTCATCACAATAGAACCACAGTCACCAGCGACCGTGGAGTACCTACCCACAAGCATGCCACCGGTGTTTTGTAAGAACTCCGTGGTGTTGGTTATGAGTACTCCTCCATCGTTCGTTGCCTTCAAGTGGTGGGCTCTCTCAGCTTGTGAGTATGAACCAAACCTTACCTGATCGAAGAGAGATTTGATGTTAGTCTTGTTGGTGAGTCCGTTCAGTGGAAGACGACATAGGAAAGCAAGCTCACCTTTGACAGTCTTCTGAGCTGGAAGAACACCAAAACAAGAACACCGCACCTTCACGACGATACTGGCGATGGTTATCGTCACTTCACTTACCATAGAGGAGAAAATGTCCTTCACAAACCCAGGATATTTCTCGCCCTTCTTCAGAAACAAATCACCAGGGAAGACAAGATGTCCGCTCTCAAGAAAACACGTCCCAACCCTCTCACCGTCTGGGGAAGACACACGACATTTCCGAACATGCATGTGCTTTGTAGGTGCCGCGACATACAACCTCTCCTCGTTCACACACTCACGCTTGACGCGGTACGTGTCATCCAGACCAAAATCCATTTGCCCATCACGGTAACCCCTCGGGTCTACGCCCCTTTCCATGAATTCATCGAACTCCTCATCGTCGTAGTATTCGATCGGTGGCGTTATCGGACGTTCTGGGCCAACGGCTTTCTCTTCTCTCTCATCACGATCCCACTGTGCCAATTCCTCCGCAGATGCTTCAATATCATCACGGTTGTTGACGCCGTTCGAAGGTTCGGTGAAGCCCTTCGGAGTGCGACCAGATCCAGCATGTCTCCCGTAGCGCGTGGTTTGAACGAATCCGGTCTGTCGGTTGCTGCTACCATACCCACCAAACCAAGTGCGGACATGGGAGACCCCTCGTTGCCACATACTCTTCTTCTGGGCATTTGGGCCAGCACCACGGGGGGCACTAGCCTGCATGTCTTTGCCTTCACGCACGACCTCCCCAAGAAGGAAGTCGTATGTGTCGAAAAACGATGCGATGATGCCGATCGGAATAGAAGTAATGGCAAACTCAAGGTCAGGGTGAAGCACGATATCACGGTTAAGCAACAACGCTTTAGCAGCAGGTGGGAGCATCCTCGAGAGGAAGACGTAGTCAGGAGACTGGGCGTCAAAATAAACGGGCGTCAACGCAATGAGGTTATCAAGGCTAGCTGGCACAGGAAGACCGTTCCGCCGCAAGTGCAGAACTTTCGACCGCGCAGTGTCTTGAATATCGGCGAACACGCGAAAACGACCGAACACTTGACATACAAGTATCCCAAACAAGTCGGATCTTGTCTCAAGACATGTCTCGAGGATGCTAACGAGTGCTGGCTTGTTTATTTTGCGCTTCCTTAGTGCTTTGGTGAGGCCTTCTTCACCGTGGCGTGTCCTGAGGAACATAGCTATCAGGTGTACGGCGACTGCAACGAGGAACTCGTTCTTCCGCCGATAACTCCCAACGACATACATTCCGAGGATGGTAGCCACAATGGGATAACCAAACACCGGAAAGAAAGAAAACGCAGAAGCGAAGGTCAATGAGTAGGTACCAATGATGTTCCAAGGGACAAAGCTAAGGTACGTCACCAGTGCAGCACTCGCCGCCAACGCGAGCACACGCACCTTAGCCGAACCCGCCGTGTAGATCGGTCCAAGAAAGGAGAACCACCCAACAAACCTCCAAAACAAACCCTTGCACCAATTCCAGCAATTGGACACCATGCGCAGGGTCCAGAAATAAGCTGTCGCCAGCAAACCAACGGTACCCCAGAACGCAGTGTTAATTGCAACAGAAATCGCCAACAAGATAAAAGCTGAAAAAGTGAACATGGTGAGAAG